ACGATCACAGCTCCGAGTTCAAGCCGTTCTTATATTGTCAACAACTTAGACACCACATACAACGTCACGATCAAAGCATCTGGTCAAACGGGCATAATCATTTATCCTGGCGAGAAGGCCATTGTTGCGTTCAGCTCTACGGATTACGTCAAGGTTTCCTCTTATGTAGGTGTGGCGGCACTTCAGCTACCCAAAGGTACAACAGGTCAACAGCCTACAGGCGTATCGGGTATGTTGCGGTTCAATACCACAACGACTCAGTTTGAGGGCTACAACGGGTCTACTTGGGCATCTGTTGGCGGTGCAGCCATCAGCAACGATACGACTACATCCACCAATGAGTACCCACTATTTGCAGCGGCAACAAGCGGAACGGCTCTAACTGTTTACACCTCTAACGCAAAGTTATTGTACAAACCAAGTACAGGTGACTTTCAATCAGAACAGTTGGTTGCAGGTAATGGCTTAATCATAAACAATCAAACCATCAACACAAGTTACTCAATACCTGCAACGCAGAGTGCAATGTCAACAGGGCCTGTAACATTAGCTTCGGGGGTATCTGTTACATTGGCATCAGGTGCTCGTTGGGTTGTTCTTTAAGGAAACATTATGGGATCATTAGTCTTAGCAGGAGCCACATCAGGCTCCACCACAATCCAACCAACAGATGCTGTGACGGCAACGGTGACTTTGCCTTCAACAGGTGGCACTCTACAAACATCAGGAGCAGGGTTCACAACGAATGGCGTAGCTTATGCTTCTAGTACAAGTGCTTTGGCTACTGGGAGTGTACTGACATGGGATGGCGCAACTTTTAAAGCAAGTGTAACTACACCACAATTTTTAGCTAATGGTGCTGGTAGCGATGGTAATGGTGCTGGGCCTGCTTTTGGAATTACATCTAATGCTGGTGCTGACCAATATTACATGAGACTTAATGGAAGTAAACAATATTCTGTTTATGGATATGATGCCTCTAATAGTGCTAATGGTTGGTGTACTTTATCAATAGCTGATGGTGGAAAATGGCAATGGTATACAGCAAACACAGAAAGAATGCGCCTCACAAGCGCAGGTTATCTAGGTATAGGTACAACTACACCTGCTAAATTATTAGATGTTAGTTATTCAACAACATCTACAACGGCAACAACAGCCGCAACGATGCAACTTGTAAATCCACAAAATGCAGTTGGATATTATTCTGGTGTTATTAATTTTTGTCGTATAAGTTCATCTCAACCAATGGCTTACATTGGTTCTGTACAGACGGATACCGTGGGCAATTCAGCAAATGCATTAGTTTTTGGAACAAGAAATGGTGGAAGTACAGTTGATGAAAGAATACGCATTGATGCTGATGGAACTCTATTGTCGGGGATTACTTCTACAGTAGCAAATGCAAAATTTGCAGTTCAAAATACTAACCAAACATATAGTTTTGGATTTGGAACAGTAGGAACAAACAATGCATTTTATGTTGTTATCAGTACTGGTACAGGTGTATATTTAGCATCGGGTGGTAATTCATGGTCAGCCAATTCAGATTCAAGACTTAAAAATGTAACTGGAACATACACAAACGCATTAGCAGATATTTCTCAAATACAACCAGTTAAATTTACTTGGAAATCAGATGAAACCAACGCACCTCAAGTTGGTGTAATTGCCCAATCAGTTCAAAATGTTGTTCCTGAAGCCATATCACATAGCAAACTTCCGGGGTCTGAAGATGAGACTGAATATTTAGGTGTTCGTTATACAGAACTTATTCCTTTGATGATTGCAAGTATCCAAGAACTCTCTGCTTTAGTCACAGCACAATCAGCAACAATTACATCACTAACAGAGCGTATAACTGCTCTTGAAGGGAAATAAACATGACTGCAACGGTAAACGCATCAACATCAGCAGGGGTCATTGTCACTTCTGATACTTCAGGGGCTTTGGCACTCCAGACAGCAGGGACAACTGCGTTGACAATTAGTTCAGCACAGGTAGTTAACTTTGCTAATGCTCCTACTGTGGCAGGTGGGGCAATTGTTTCTACAGCAACGCCTACAGTATTGGGTACTGTGTATGCAAAACAAACCACTGGTGGTGGTACACCTTATTTAACTGCTTTTGGATATAACGCTGGAGTAAGTACGACAGGGGTTAGTACAACGGCAATTGGTACAGAAGCACTTTACAACAACACCACGGGCACAGCAGTAACAGCAGTTGGTTATCAATCTGTTTATACAAGTACTTGTTCTTATACAACTGCAATCGGTTATCAAGCAGGATTTAAATGTTCTGATGTAGCTTATGGTCAAATATTTGTAGGATACCAAGCGGGTTATAACTCAACATCTGCAACCAAAAACACAATTGTGGGAGTATCAGCAGGATACTCGAACGTAACAGGTAATGACAATACTTACAATGGTTATAACGCTGGGTATTATCAAACAGGAGGCCTTAATACTGCTGTAGGTTCATTAGCATTAATTGGTGCTTCAGGAACATCAACAGCATCTTACAATACAGCAGTAGGTTATCAAGCACTTTATGCAAACACTACAGGGCGCAATACGGGTATTGGAGCATACGCTCTTGCGACAAATACTACTGGCACACAAAACAGCGCCTTTGGCGATTCTGCGCTGTACCTTAACACAACGGGCTCATATAACACTGCTGTTGGTTATACCGCACTTACCTCCAACACCACAGGAGCAAACAATACGGCAATAGGTTGGCAAGCATTTTATAAATGTACTACACCTAATGCAGGAACTGCTGTAGGTTATCAAGCAGGATTTAACAGAACAACAGCCCCAAATACAACAGCGTTTGGATACCAAGCACTTTATAACGAAACTACAGCAAATGGTACAGGTTGGAATACAGCATTGGGAAATGGTGCTTTATCGGGTTGCACAGTTGGTTATTACAATCTTGCTGTTGGAGGTAATGCTGGAAATACTGTAGTAGATGGTGCTGCTAATATTTTCATTGGTACTTTTGCTGCCGCAAGTGCAACTAATGTTCAATATGAAAATGTTTTAGGTGGTTTAACAGGTAAAGGTAATAATACTTTATATGTTGCAGGTTCAAGTGGTGCTTATAACCAAGCAAATTCATCTTCTTGGTCAACTACATCTGATCGTAGACTTAAAAAGAATATCGTTGATAACACAATTGGCTTAGATGCTATCAATGCAATTCAAGTACGCAATTTTGAGTATAGAACTGAAGACGAAATAACTGAGTTACCAAAACACGCAGTCATTAAAAAAGAAGGCGTACAAATTGGTGCAATAGCACAAGAACTTCAACAAGTTTTGCCAGACTGTGTGAAGACCGAATCAACAGGCGTTATGTCAGTAGATACAACCAACATCACTTGGCATCTCATTAACGCAGTAAAAGAACTCAGCGCAGAACTCAACGCACTTAAAGCAAAAGTAGGAGCATAAGATGACCACAGTTATTTCGGGTTCAAGTCCAAGCATCACCTTTTCAGATGCGACTACGCAGACAACTGCGGCTAATGCGGCTACTGCTACAACAGCGGGTACTGTTTATGCTAAACAAACTAGTGGTGGTGGTACACCTTATTTAACTGCGTTTGGATACAACGCAGGGGTAAGTACGACAGGAGTAAATAATACTGCCATAGGCACAGAATCTCTTTACACAAACAGTACAGGCACAGCAAACGTAGCAGTTGGTTATCAATCTCTTTATTCAAGTTCAGTTGCTTATACAACTGCTATAGGATACCAAGCAGGATATAAATGTTCTGATGTTTCTACTGGTAATTCATTTTTAGGATACCAAGCGGGTTATAACCAAACATCTGCTTATGCTAGTACATTTATTGGAACAGGGGCAGGTTACTCAAACGTAACAAGTGTTTTTAATACTTACATCGGTCATAACGCAGGATATTATCAAACAGGAGCGTCAAATACTGCTATTGGTGCATCAGCATTTGTTGGTGCATCAGGAGCATCAACAGGCGTATACAACACGGCAATTGGTTATAGGGCTCTTTACGCAAATACTACAGGCAATCAAAACACGGCTACTGGGTGGTGGGCACTTAGTGCTAACACTACAGGACTTCAAAACTCAGCATATGGAGATTCCTCACTTTATAGCAACACTACAGGTACATATAATGCGGCTTCAGGACAACAAGCACTTTTGAGTAACACCACAGGTTCGTATAACACGGCTTGTGGGCAAAATGCACTTTCCTCCAACACCACAGCATCTAGCAACACCGCAGTGGGTTATCAGGCGGGGTATGGTAATACCACAGGAACATTAAATGTATTGTTGGGTGCTGGTGCTGGTTATACAAATACAGCAGGGTATGGACTGACTGCTATTGGTTACCAAGCGGCTTACACTACTAATCTTACCTCTGCTGGTTACACAGGAATAACTGCCATTGGTATGCAGACGCTATACAGTAATACTACTGGCGGTGCAAACATTGCTATTGGTGGATATGATGCGGGAAATGTAAAACCAGCTTTATACACAAACACAACTGGTTCATTTAATATAGCCGTAGGAACAGGCGCATTAGCTTTAAACACCACAGGCACAAACACTACAGCATTAGGTTATCAAGCAGGATATTCACACACTACTGGCAATGATTCAGTAATGGTAGGTTATCAAGCAGGAAAAGGCATAACTACTGCTAGTAATAATATTTGTATTGGCTCTGGTGCTGGAAATAACACAACCCCAATTATTACTGGCGCACAAAATATTCACATTGGTGCTTATACAATTGCTTCATCGTCTAGTGCTAGTTATGAAATAATAATCGGCTATGCATCTGGAGGGAAAGGGGCAAACACAGCCTATATAAATGCTAATAGTGGCGGTACATACAATGGTAACAATTCAACCGTTTGGACAGTAGCATCAGATCAACGATTAAAGAAAAACATTGTAGATAACACGGTTGGTTTAAGCGCAATCAATGCTATTCAAGTGCGTAACTTTGAATATAAATTGCCAGAAGAGGTAACCGAACTTGACCCAAAAAATGCAATTGAAATTAAAGGCGTACAGTTGGGTGCTATTGCCCAAGAGTTGCAACAAATACTTCCTGACTGCGTAAAAACAGAATCAACAGGTGTTATGTCCGTTGATTCAACTAACATCATGTGGCACATGATTAACGCCATCAAAGAATTGAACGCAAAAGTAATCGCTTTAGAAACTAAATTAGGAGCATAAACATGACCACTTACACAACAACCATCACCCAAATGTACACAGTGCCTAACCCAACAGGGTATGTGGTAACTGTAAATTTCATCGTATCAGGTACAGACGGTACTTATACAGCAAACATTGATGGAAACATTCAGTTTCAACCTGAACAAGGTGAGGCAGGGTTTGTTCCATACAACGAACTTACACAAGCAGAAGTAATAGGTTGGATCAATACTGCAACCAACAACCAAGAAAATTACTACGCAAATGTGCAGGGGCAGATCAATTCTATGATTACGCCTCCTGTCAGCCCATCATCACAACCACTTCCTTGGGCGTAATGGATCCAATTACCATCTTTGCAGCTTGTAAGGCAGCGCACGCAGGAATCAAAGAATGCGTGGAACTCTACAACGAGTTTAAACAAGATGGTAAAGATCTATCAGGAATAGTCACCGACATCAGTCAGCATTTGGGTAAGTTCTTCACGCACAACGAGGAGTTCAAGGTTGCTGAGAAGGAGTCCCAAAAGGTTCCTTTACCCAAAAATATATCCATCAACGAAGAGGCAATGAACCGAGTTCTTCGTCAAGAGCAGATGACTCAGATGGAAACTGAATTGCGTGAAATGATTATTTATCAGGTTGGAATGCCCGGTCTTTGGTCAAAATTCACAGAAATGCGTGAGATTGTGCGTAAAGAGCGAGAAAAAGTCGAGCGTGAGCAAAAAAAGCTGTGGCAGAAGCTACGTACAAACGTAGACTTCTTATTCAAAAATACCAAGTTCAAGCCACAATATACGCTGCAATTTTGATTCTTGTGCTTGAGTTTGTTGGGCTGATGTACTACGTTCACAACGAGTATCAGAAGTCTAAGTATCATTTGGGGAAATAAATGGATTGGTTAAAGTCAATAGCACCCACGATAGCCACAGCTCTTGGCGGCCCACTTGCGGGCATGGCGATTGAGGCTGTATCCAAAGCCATAGGGGTTGACCCTAGTGAAGTCCAAAACACCATCAATTCAGGCAAGTTATCTGCTGACCAAATAGCCTCAATCCAAACCGCAGAGTTAGCATTGAAAGCCAGAGCGCAGGAGATGGGTCTTGACTTTGAGAAGTTGGCAGTAGCCGACCGTGCAAGCGCCCGTCAGATGCAGATGACCACAGGTAGCTTTATACCTCCAGCGTTGTCCGTTATGATTGTGTTGGCTTGGGCGGCAGTGCAGTTCTTCCTTCTGACCCATGTGATTGAGCCGACCATGCGTGAGTTGATTGCCCGTGTACTGGGTACGCTAGACGGTGCATTGATGCTTGTTCTATCTTTTTATTTTGGCTCATCTTCAGGTTCCCAAGCCAAAGATACTATGCTCCATCAATCGAGTCCAACAAAATGACCATACTCACCAAAAACTTCACTCTTGAAGAGCTTACACATACCGATCACAGGGAGTTTTCAAATGAACCCAACGAATCTGAAAGAGCAAATCTTGTCCGCCTTGCAGTCTTTTTGGAGCAAGTTAAAGAGCTATTGGGTGGCAAGCCGATCATGGTTAATTCAGCGTTTCGGTCAAAAGCCGTAAATGATGCAGTCGGGTCAAAAGACTCGTCTCAACATAGGGTTGGCTGTGCGGCTGACCTGCGTGTTCCCGGAATGACACCAAACGAGGTAGTCCAAGCCATCATTGCTAGTGACTTAGGGTTCGATCAAGTTATTCGTGAGTTCGACCGCTGGACTCATATCTCAGTACCAAACCACCCAGACGATAAACCTAGACGGCAAGCACTTATCATTGATAAAATGGGTACAAGACCATACGCATAGGTAAATCATGCCACTCAAAAAACTCGTTTTAAAACCGGGGGTTAACCGTGAAAACACTCGATATACGAACGAGGGTGGCTGGTATGAATCCGACAAGATTCGCTTTCGTCAGGGAAATCCTGAGAAGATTGGGGGTTGGGTTAGGTTTTCCACGAACACATTCCTTGGCATATGCCGTTCGCTTTGGAACTGGATTACTCTTAGCAATCTTAATCTGCTTGGTCTTGGCACTAACTTAAAGTTCTACCTTGAAAACGGAGGCGGTTATAACGATATCACCCCTATCCGTAGCCATGCCACATTGAGTAATCCATTTGTTACTGTCAATACTTCCACAACAGTAACCGTCACCCATACTGGACATGGCGGCATCACAGGTGACTTTGTTACTTTTAGCAATGCTGCAACTGTTGGTGGTTTAAGTTTAAACGGTGAATACCAGATAACTTATGTAAGCAACAATTCTTATACGATTGAATCTGCAACCGCAGCTACTTCATCTGTTCCGGGCGGTGGAGGTGGTACGACAGTTCAGGCTTTATATCAAATCAATGTAGGTTTAGAGTATGAAGTTCCTCTAACTGGCTGGGGCGCAGGTGGATGGGGATTGGGTGTCTGGGGATATGGTAGCACTTCAGTTGCTGGACTAAGGTTGTGGAGTCAGTCTAACTTTGGACAGAACTTGGTAGCCAGTTTTAATGGCAGTCAAATTTATTACTGGGATTCTCAGTATGGTGTAACCCCCGCATCTTTTACCATAACCATTGCAACACCTGCGGTAGTAACTTCTACTGTTAGTTTGACCAATAATTCGCCTGTTATCTTAACCAATACAGGCTATCCATCTGCTCTGCCTACGGGACTGACTCCGGGTGTCACTTACTATGTGATTAACTCTACTGGATTTACGTTTAACTTAGCCGCTACAGCAGGTGGTGCGGCAATCAATACATCAGGAACGCAGTCTGGAACTCATTACATACTTCCAAATCTTATCCCGCTATCATCGCTATATGGTGCGTCCGATACACCTACCGTTCAGAATTTTGTATATGTGTCTGATGTCAGTCGCTTTACTTTTGCTTTTGGCTGTAACGATTACGGCAGCTCTATACAAGATCCTATGCTCATTCGCTGGACGGATCAAGAATCTGTAACTCAATGGACTCCAAGTGCTACCAATCAGGCAGGTAGCGTTAGATTGTCTCATGGATCTTACTTGGTTACATCCATCCAAACTCGCCAAGAGATCGTGGTGCTGAGTGACTCAGCCGTGTATTCACTTCAATATGTTGGCTTGCCAGCGGTATGGAGTAGTCAATTGCTTGGAGATAATATCTCTATCATTGGACAGAACGCTATAGCTCAAGCATCGGGAGTAGTTTATTGGATGGGGATTGATAAGTTTTATATGTACGATGGTCGTGTTCAAACACTAAATTGTGATTTGCGTAGATATATTTATCAAGATATTAACTTAAGCCAAAACCAACAATGTTTTGCCAGTACCAATGAAGGCTTTAATGAAGTTTGGTTCTTCTATTGTTCTTCAGGCAGTACGGTCATCAATCGGTATGTTGTGTACAACTATGCAGAAAAGAACGCAAATGGTGGCATAGGCGTGTGGTATTACGGCACAATGGGACGAACTGCATGGCTTGATTCAGGATTAAGAAGTTATCCTATTGCGGCTACGTATAGCAAAAATCTGGTCAACCATGAATATGGTAATGATGATGGGGAAACAGGTACTTTAGCGCCAATTACTGCTTATGTATCTTCTTGTGAATTTGATATTGACGATGGGGATAAGTTTGGGTTTATTTGGAGAATGTTGCCTGACTTGACGTTCTCGGGGTCGGATTCTAGTCCTACACCGCAAGCCACGTTTACTTTCTATCCCATGCAAAACTCGGGTTCAGGCACAGGGGTTCCAGTAGGTGGTACGGTCAATCTATTGACTGGGGCGCAGTATGTGGTAACAGAAGGATTTACAGGACAGATCAATACTCGAGTACGTGGTCGCCAGTTGATTCTTAAAGTGGGTTCTACAAACCTTGGTACGACATGGCAGTTAGGCTCGCCTCGTATCGACATTAGACCAGACGGACGCAGATGAGTTATATCATTACTTCTCAAGACGAGCTATTCAAAACAGTAGCTCCCAATTTGCCTTTGGCTGGAGAGCAATACACACGGCTGTACCAAGAACAGTTAAACAATGTGTTGCGGTTGTACTTTAACCGTATAGATAAACTGATGGGGCAGTTGAATGCATCTGCTAATTTAAACACAATCACATATACCGTTTACACGGTGGCTACATTGCCAAGCGCAGTAACTTCTGGTGCTGGTACTGTAGCATTTGTATCCGATGCTTTGGCTCCTGTGTTTGGAAATACTGTAGTTTCTGGCGGTGCGGTAAAAGTGCCAGTGTATTCTGATGGAACAAATTGGAAAGTTGGGTAATGGCAACAGCACTACCCACATGGGCAAACAATGACCTAGCAACGTATTCAGCGTTTACGGGTTTACCCTCAGACCTTATTAAATCTGCGCCAAAAACTATTGATCCTCAAAGTCTTGAAGCTAAAGGCAATCCAAAAGGAATGAGATTTGTTCCGGGTGGAGATGAATCAGACCCCGGTACATACACAGTCCCAATTGATACCCCTGCTGGTTGGGATCCAAAAGTACAAGTTTACGCAAACTACGATAGCCAAGGTAACCTAACCAATTTTAGTGGTTCAAATCCTGTATTCCCTGCGGATGCAAATGGTAAATTAAGCGGTCAATCTAAATTTAAACCCGTATGGGATGCGTCTGGCAAAGCCGCTCCCGTACAAGATACATCTAAAGGTGGATGGGCTGGAACGCCATTATTAATGGCAGGAATTTCAATGATCCCCGGCGCAGCACCAGTCATGGCTGGTTTAAACGCAGCTAATTCGTTGGCTCACGGCAAGTTAGATATGTCAACCGTTCTCAATGGAATAACGGCGGCAGCAGGACTTGGCAATCAACTGGGATTTAGTCCTGAGACTATAGCTGGTTTAAACACAGCCAAGAACGCAGCAAGCGGTATAAACGCTTTAAAAACCGGGAACTTAGCTGGCTTGGTTAGTAGTTTAAACAGCTTTGCAGATGTTCTCCCTGCTGGTTCTGTAGAGGCTACAAAGATTTTAGGTGGCATAGCATCTTTGAAGAAGGGTGACACCGCAGGAGCATTAAGTGCTTTGGCAAGCTTGACTGGAAGTCCAGATGTAAAAATAGCTTCTCAAGCCTCAAATTTTATTAAATCAATGACTCCACAGTCTGCGCCTGCACAACCAACTGTAGGTTTTGGACAGACTGCACCTGCCGCTTCCAATAATGGGGTAGCTGGTTTACAATCAGGACAGACTTTAGTACATCCTTTAATGGCTAAAACTAAAACATTAAAGAGTATTTTTGGGGAAGAAAATCCTTATGAGGCAAACAATCCTTATGAAGGCGAGCAAATGTATACAGGTGGATCAGTAGGTCTACCATCTCTTTTAAGGAGTTAATTATGCCTGATGATATTGAATATGATGACTTGAGTGCATACGACACGGCTAATAAAGCAGGAGCGCCAACTGCTCCATATGTTGCCCCTCAATTGTACGAAAATGGTAGTTTAAACACAGATGTTTTGCAAAACTCTACGTTTCAACCCACTATACCCGGTCAAAATGCATCGTTTGGTACTAATTGGCAAGATGCTCTTAAAGGTGTTACCAATTTTATCCAACAAAATAAAGGCATTCTTTCGGCTGGTGCTTTGGCATCTGCTTTATCTGGTAATGGCGGTGGAGGAGGCGGGCAATCTGCTGTAGGCATTCCTAGTCTTGTAGCCAATAGGATGCAAGTCCCCGGGACAACTGATCCTTATAGAGTACCCGGAAGCTCTGGAAGACAATACTTTACAGACACCATTTATTCTGATCCCAGCCAGCAAGCCAACGCTCAGGCAATGATTCAAGCGCAAGCGCAAGCTATTGCGGCTAATCAACCCAACGCTCCAGTGCCTAGCTTTGCTATGCCTTGGAACAAACAACCCGGCGGGCAAACATATCCGCCAACGTTAACCCAACAACCAAGTAGTGTTAATACTTCAGGGATAGCAGGGCTTCCTACTGGAAATAACGCTTATAGCGCATCTGACATAGCTAAATACATCCAACAAATCCAAGCAAATGGAGGAACAAATACCGACATAGCTAATGCAATGTTGAAATTTAATGTAAGTACGGCTCAAGTAGCTGCGGCTACAGGAATGACTACTGAACAAATAACGAATTTATTTAGAGAGGCAATAAAACCTGGAACAACGTCTTCGCCTGTTACAGGAACTACAGGAACTACGGGGACTCCAGTAATCCCAACGGTTACGGGAACTCCAACCGTTACAGGTACTACAGGAACTACAGGTACTCCAACTGTTACTCCAACCGTTACAGGTACTCCAACTGTTACTCCAACTGTTACGGGTACTCCAACTGTTACTCCAACTGTTACGGGTACTCCAACAGTTACAGGGACTACAGGAACCCCAGTTGCAGGAACCCCAGTTGTAGGAACCCCAATAACAAAACCGGGAACCGTTACAGGAACTCCAGTAGTTGCGGGAACTCCAACAGTTACAGGAACACCAACTGTTACTCCAACTCC